AGGGGGGAGAAAAGGGCGGTTCTGCCGTTTTATCGTTCTCAACATTTTCGCCCCCTCCCATGAGTCTTGCCGTTGTGGCAGGCTCTGCAGATGCTTTGCAGGTTCTGCCATTCTGTCCGCTTTGGGTCATTCACCCCATCGAATGGGGTAATATGATCAACATCATCAGCAGGAGCATTCTTGCACACCTCACACACCGGACTTTGTTGTCGCTTCAACAGACTGATCCGTTCCCACTCCCCACCATAGCCACGGCTCTGCTTTGACCCCCTAAACTGCTCCCGCTCCTTGCGTCTTTCGCTGCTCCTAAATGTTTTTGGTGCCGATGGCATTAGACTGCCCTATTCAATAAATCTTTCTAATAGTGATAACTGCGGTGCCTACGATCCAACAATGTCCACCCTTCACTCTCACACGATCGACAATTTGCAGCGTAACGCTGTGCTGTACATTGAATGTAAAGCTCACGCGGGATGCCCATGATTCTCATACATCAACTCCATGAACCTCAACCCTGCAATCAACGGCATCTGCCTTTCCTGTACTCTTGACGAACTTGACTGTAACTGTGCTGCATCCTGCCCCAGTTGAACCACCTGTCAGCGTGAACGATGCCCCCTTGTTTGCTGCAATGACATAAGTTCCGGTTGTCGTGTTTCCGGCCTCATCCCGTGTTGTCGTCGTGACTGTTGTTGCTCCGGTCAACACCGTCGCCGATGCTGCAGTCATGTTTGCGTCAGATGGCGTGACTGACGTAATGCTGCTGACCGTTTCACCCGTTCCAAGACGTGGAGCCAAATCGACGTAGTAGGTGTCGTTTGATTCCACATGCTTACAAATGACATTGATTGACTGCACACATTCAGCCATTGTCAGCCCTCGCAATCCAAACTCTGTCCTGTGGCGTCGTAATGCTCAACCTATTAGCCACCGATGCGACAAAATGCCGCTTCACAGTCGGTGCGATCCACCCGCTGACTGGATCTGTGATGGTCACGCCGTTGCCGTTGAACGTTCTCGCCATAAACGTTCGTGCCGCAACCGTGCGTTGTGCAAATGTTCTTAAACTCATGACACACTCACATTCGAACGGTTTCCACTCGCATCAACAGTAATTGTCACCGTCGCAGATGGCCCAACAAAGACTTCCGTTGATGTGCCGGCTCCGCTGACTGTTCCAGCCACGACTGCCTCGATTTTGTCGATCTGCGTTTGAGTAGAGGAGTCCAGTACCGCTGTTGGTTTTCCAGTGTCGAACGTGCCAGCAGTCCCGCCGAAATGTGTAACATCTGCTGGTAACAACCCGGTCGCACCATCTGCAAACAAAGCATCCCAAATGGCCGTTTCGATTACATTGCAAGCCTTGACCGGCATGTCATTTGTGCCGCTGTTCAGGCTGATTTCCAACACGCCAACGGTGTCGCAATCGTTTGCTGTCAATGCCAGTTTGTATTTCCCAGCATGATCGTGAGTGAGCGTTGCTGATCCGTCAGCGGCCCCGACTGTGCCGTTTTTCGTCACCTTGATATTTCCGACAACTTCGTCAGTCTTTGCCGCTCCTGTCGAGTCCAGTACCGGACCAACCAGAATCGTGCGTGCTGTCGATTGCCTAATAATCATGAATGCGCTCCTACCAGCAAACGACGACGACGATTGAACCCAGACACCAATGCAGACCTGCGACGTGGTGCAAGCTCGTAGGCGATTCCGCGACGTGAGGCGAGTTGCCGAATTTCGCGTACTTGCAATTCGCGATGATAAAGCCTCACGTCGTCCACTTGCCCGTTCAACATCAATATGTCAGAAGGGAAAGCACCAGGGCGGCCAATTCGCGTCATGTGACTTCCGGAGAGAGTCGGCGTGTTAGAGCTTGTCTTGCTACTCTGCAGCACACCATCCAAATACAACTCAAACCCCGTCGCATTAGACTGTACCAGCAGTTGATACCATCTGTTTGCCGATATGCTGGCCGTCGACTGCAGCGGTGATGCTGACTCAGAAGAGGCACCGAGAAACCCCCCGACGCCAACCCGGCCAGTTGTCATGTTGAAGCCGCTGACCTCAATATCGACAGTGATTGTTGTTCCTGAAGTGTTAAAATCCGCGATGAGACATTGCCGCTGGCTTGGATCTCTTGTCATGAACCAAAGAGATAACGCGGCAGGCCAACGGACATAATTTGCAAGTTCGGCAAATGGTAGCGCTACAAAATCATTCGATCCGTCGAAGTTAATCGCGTATCGGCCACTACTCGCCATCCAGCCTGTGCTTGCGTCCATATTGGTCAACGTGCCGTGTTTTGCGTATCCGCTCCAATCACGCGCCGTCAATCCAGTCGGACCAAGGCAGGGTGCCCACGCACCAATGCAACCATGCCACAGTCCCGGATATCTCAATTCTGTCGTGCGTTTGTGTCGCATCAGGCCACCGTTTCTGTAGCACCTTTGTGCGTGATTTGATGCCCCGATGACGCAAGATTAACACCCGTTGAGTGCGTCAAAAACAGCACGCATTTAGCCGGCAGAATTCCACCAAACGCACCAGCGAGCGATGAAGCCGCAATCTGATAAACATCGTCGGTTCCTGAGTCAGCTCGCGTTCCTACGGCCCAAACCAGCATTGCTACAGCATCACGATTTGTTGCGTCCTTAAAGGCTCCAGTGCCCTCCGTGCCAAATGTTCCCGAAGTCAACGCAGACGCTGGCCAGTTCGAATCGTCCAACATCGCTATCGCATAGAGTGCAATCTGACCGGCTGTCGCACTGTTTCCGAGTGCAATCTTGCCAGTGATCAGCTTGTCCAAATCAAGATCTGTCGTGTTGTCGATGATGTCGGACAACCAGCCCGCAACAAGCGTTGATGAGGTGGCAATGCTCGCCAGATTCGTGACCGTCAGATTCGCCGACGATTGATATTTTCGTTTTATTTCCGCCACTGATCACGCTCCCATCGCTTGTTGTACATCATCGGTCGTGAAGGTATGCGACTCGTAGCCAATCGCATCAAGCTCTGCTGCCTGCTCTTGCGTTACCAGACCTGACTGAATCAATCCGCCGACCATCTGAGTGACTTCTGGAAGGTCGAAATCGACTGACCGACCAGACTTCACCCAATCAAGAAACGTAATGCAGACACCCTTAATCTGCAGTGGAGTCTCAGGCGATTCACGAGCTAAAGTGATAGCAGCCCACGTTCCGTTCTTGCTGCTGTGCAGTTGGATCTCATCAGCAGTGACCAGTCTGCGAATCTGAGGAGCGATAACCGAGCATCGAGCCGCACAAGCTGCATCACGACGATCAGCCCAGTATTGACTGGCTTCAGAGTCTGATTCAATCAGGGTTTTCAGTTCGTTTGGAGTCATGCTTTCACCTGATTTCCCCCAGAAACCACCAACAGCGGACTACTTATCCGCGTGTTACTGTAACTGTTTCCAAGCGCTATAAATTAAACCGCCTGTCACATCCCAAATCAACGACAACATCACCGCGATTGCATTGATAATTGATCTCATTTATCGTCACTTAATCGGCCTTCGAGCCGTCCAACTGTCGTGCTGATTTCCGCGATATTTTGGTGCATCGCCTCAACCCGTTCGTTTAGTGATTTGCGATCGTCTTTGCACTCTCGCAATTCCGCCGTAAACCAGATCCACATTTTGCCAACAGCCCCACTCAGGACCGCGCCAAGTGCAGTGATCACTCCCAAAATGACGTCTGCCGAGATATTCATTGTTGCGGCTCCTGTTGCCAAATTCGTTTTCTGATCGCTGCGACAATCCACATGAGCAGTTCCGGAGCGATCTGCCAGAAAAGCCATGCCATGATTGGAGTTATCGCCCTTGCAATTTCCTCATCTGAATCCTGTGGTTTGATTCGATTAGCTTCCGCCAACCGGATCATCTTCCGACCGTATCGCTCGATTTTTCTGGCCTCATCCAAACTGGCACGATCCGCACCAGTCGAGCGAGCCATCCGGTTTCGCTCATAAATGACCGATGCAATCACTGTATTTTCTCGGCTCATTCAAACTCGATCCTAACACTAGCCCACGGCCATAACTCAAACTCGATTCGATCTCGATACTGCCTGACTTCCCTTAGTCTCGAATCCGGCCCTGGTGTTGACACCTTGACTGGATTTGAAAACACCCAAAGAACGTAATCATCTTTGCGGACAGCGACCGGAAGGGCAGGATTGTCGAGTCGAATACTTCGTCCGCCCAAAGAAACTGACCCGCTGTGGAAGAGATCGAACAGAAGTGCGTTGACTGGTGATCGCACTCGTTCGGTTATTCGGAAAGATTGCACCGACCGGCGCACCTCCTGACGTTTTCCCGTCATGCAGATCAGCGTGAAGGTCCGCCATTTCCTGATGCGTCATGCCGTTGGTGTCGATGCCATGATCCTGCCCAAGGTGCTTTGATGTTTCGAGAATCGTCGGATTCCAATTGCCTTCAATGTTCCACCGCAGGACCGTTCCGTCCGATGCAATGCGAGAAGAATCCCCCGGCGTAGCGACTTTGAGAGGATCGGGTGTAGTGTTCGCTTTTGCCGGGGGCTCACTAGACTGGATCACTTCCTTTCCCAATTCAGGTTTGGAACTGACGACAGACGCTTCCAAAGAATCAATCTGGCTTTTGATCGCAGCCAGTGCGGTTGTGTTCGATTCAACTGCCTTAAGAATCTCGTCTGATTTTGTCTCAACCGTTTTGGATGATGTCAGCAGTGCTGACAACTCCGACGCACGGGCCTGCACTTCCGGCGAAACTATTTCAGCTGATGATCCGCAACCGAGTGTAAAACTCATACAGATAACAAATGCAATTCTCATCACGCCACCCCATTGCTTGGACTGAAGTATCCACCGCCACTGACGACGCGATTGTGGTAACGTTCGACTGGCTTGTCCGGCATGATCAAATATCCACCGAATGGGCTCCAACTCCGATTTTGTGCCGTCTCATAGGACCGCTCAGACATCAGGTAAGCCCCGTAGTTGTGGGAGTTCCAGACGGCCATTTTCCAAACGCCGGAAAATCGCAACCCGCCGACAATGCACGTCGCGTGACCACCGCCGCCGGTAGGCAGTGTGTCCATAAGGCGAAAGCCTTCAAAAGACACTTCACGGAATGGCCAAAACGTTCCAATGTGACCAACACCACCCGCCGCCATTGAGATCAACATTTGCTTAAACTCTGGTAGAGCCCCATGTTCTGCGACGAACGTGTCCTCAATCTTTACCGACTTTGCCCGAGTCTCAAATCGTGCAACATCACGTTCGTATGGTTCATACGGCCAATTTGATTCAAGAGGAATGCCAGGCTTTACTCCAAGAGACTGAATTCCTTTCGTGCGAACAATCACGCCTGATTCGATGCTTGCCCCTGCGTCTCGTCCCACATTATTGCGGCCCATTACCCGCTCAGATGCCTGATATGAGTATGTGTCGGAATACTGCACAAAATCACCTGTCACGAACTGGTGCTGTGCCTCCGCTCCGTTGGCAAGGGCGTTGCCCTCGCAGTCATTTCGACGCTGGTTTTGCTTTCGAAGCTTTGAAAGCAGAAGACGTGTTCTTACTTCCAACCGATCTTCCCAACCGTCAACATCAGATGCCGCGATTGCCCGCACCTTAAAACCTGATTGACAGGCTGCAATCTCCGCTGGTGTCGATTCCAGCAAACCATAGAAAGGCTCTGTCATCGCACGTACCTTTCAATCCACGCTGCCTCTTTTTCTGCCGTCCATTGCTCGCCACCGAATGCCGCCGCTTCTTGAGTCAACAATTTCGACCATTCAGCCTCAAACGCTGGGAGCCACCGTGATTGCATCCATGCGACTGATGCTGCCTCGCTAGTAATTTCCCCCGCGCGGAGTGCTTTGGCCCGTTCGCCGGACAACTTGCGGAACGTGGATTCCTGTGCGTCAAACACTGCGGAAACTGCATCGGATGGCGACGGCCCCGGAGCGACCTTGCCGCCATTCAGCAGCAACAGCCCGCCAATCAATCCGCTGGCAATCAATGCGAGAGGCAACTTCACGGCTTTGCCTCCAGCTCTGCAATACGCAATTTGCGGGCATCGTCTCTTGTCGCACCGCCGAGAATCGCTTTCAGTTTCGTTTCGGCTGACGCTGCCCCCATTGCTTCGCAGATGTCTGTGGCCCAATCGACCGCACCAGATGGAGCCGGTTCATCGGCAGGACGTGGCGTTTCGCTGCCAGATTTTACCGAGCGGAATTTCTTCCAGCGTGCTATAGCGGCCCAAATGACGCCCGCGATACCGGAACCGCCAATCAGGATTGAGCCGATAACCTGCTGCCAGTCAATGCTGATCATGGCCTACCACTCCACCGGGATGGAGGTAATCAGCCGCAGCCCGATCGTCACCACACCGGATGCCGCTGCAATAGCAGCCACGGCTTTTGGATACTGCTGGATCAGATCCGAGCCAGCGAAGAGTGCGAGCGTTCCGGCCGCCAACTGCAGGGCACCGAAAATGCTGGTTTTGCTGTACCAGACTTTTTTCTTTTCTGACATCGCAACACCCCCTTCCGAAGATTGACCGGATTTTATCACGGTAGCGGGCGGTGTGCGTTTTGTCAATGGCGACAGTGACTATCGGAGTTCTGAACCGATGTTACTTCATCGCCTGTTCCGTGATCCATTCTCTGAAACCGGGGTCAGTCGTCGGTGAGCAAATGTAATCAACGTCTATGATCTCAGTCGTTTTCTCGAATTCTCCGCACCATTCCTTTTGCGTGACCTCTGGCCACACCGTCAGATTGCTATCCGGATCTTCTTCGTGCAACTGGACAATCGGCGCACGCCTCCTGCAGTCTCCGTGCACTTCAAGCAGCGTTATATGTTTGAAGGTTGCAGATTTAGTTGCTGTCGCCTCTTCGTGCATGGCAAACCACTTGCAGAAAAGGCATCCGTCTTTTCGTGCCTCAGATAGCAACTGTGCACATTGGGCCGCGTTAGCGTACCCAGTTTCCATATCACTCATTTACGCATCCTCAAAAGACGATCGGACGTGCTGTTCGCTGTTATTCGGGCCGAACAGTTTCCGTGACTTGACCATACCACGCCGCTTTTCGTTCCGGCGATGGTTTGCGTTTTTGCGGCCGCGTTTTTCTTTTCGGTCCATCGTGCCAACGCCTATCGGTATGGTTATCCGCTGCTCATGTATAGTTATTTTTGATCACTTCGCCGTCTTCCGGACGTGGCCCAAGATCTAGGCTTTCGTTTCGTCCATACACATGAACCGAGGGAGGATTTCCGCATCCTTGATCGTAGTCGATTTGAGCAAATCCGGCAGAAACCACGTTTCGCAAGCCAGCATAATGAATTCTGGCTACATGCCGATGAACCAACTGTTCCGGGAAAATGATAGGCGAGTAAACGCCCTCCTGTGGCTCGTAAACCACGATGTATTTTACTCGCACTGTATCACTCCACAAAAGACGACCGGAACGGAATTCCGCTGCTACTCGATCGCCGCCGTCAAGATTTTGACCGCCTCGTCAATCGCCGTTTCCATCTTAGACGTGGACCGCTTCACGTTCACCCAGCAGACCGGGTTATCCTTCTCCGCGTATCCTGTCATAATCTCAACGCTGATCTCTTCCTGATTGACGACGAAATCAAAATGACAGTGCAGTTTCAGCCTGTCGTGAAACTCCTGATACGCAGCCACCATTTCCGCCGTCGTCGCACAATCAACGCGAAACTGTGCCCAGTCTGCCATGTCCTCGTCCGGCCGCTGGTCAATCAATTGCTCCCAATACTTTTTGGAACTGATCACAGTTTGCCAGTCACCAGTGATCAAAAGACACATTCTTGGTACGGCTTCGACTCGCATTCAAATCCCCTTTGTTTTCCACGTTTCACACCAACAGAGCATACAAGTTCCGCTGCTCATTCTGCGTCATCGGCGAGCCGCTTCTTGATCGTCTCTAAATGATGCACACAAGCAACATCAACAGTTTCAATCCTGCGAATGAGTGACTCCGCATCCGCCTTCATTTCCGTCAACACTGCGATGCACTTTTCCAGCGTCTCCGGATTTCTCCAATCTGTTCCGTACCCATTCGATGGTAAATGCCATGAATGCTTCCACTCGCCGCGATCGATAATCGCAAGAACTGTTTTCTTTTGGCTGTCGCTCAATGTGACCAAGACTCAAAACTCCCGTATTTTCATGAACAGCGGATGCAATTACCGCGTTTACTTCAGCGGGACACTTCCGCTGTTGATGATCGTTTTCTTGCCAGCCTCATACACGTCACCAATAAACTGGCTAGTCTTTGCGATTTGACACGCAATCTTGTCGTGGAACATCTCGTGTTCTTCTCGTGACTCGATTAGCAGCGTGACCTCGTATGGCCGAAACTGTTCCGCCTCATCAATCGTCTTGATCTTGTATTTCATTTCCAATCTCCCAAAAACAACAGCGATACCACTTTTTGAACCAAACCCCAATGTTTTTTTTCATGCCGCCATGAACAGCGGATGTTCATTCCTCGTTTGCTGCCTCATCAATCAACGCCCCAATCGCTGCCGACCGATTCGGCCCGCGCTGATCCACAATCGCCAGCCTGCGTTTCGTGATGCTGATCTTAATCTTCGCGACCTTGTCTGCCTCGGGCTTTGGCTTTGGGCCGCGTTTCTTTGGTTTTCGTTTCATGGCGGTTTATGGTATCACCGTGTTTTGGGGTGTCAATGTCAAAGATTTGTCCATCCGTAGTTTTCTTCCTCTGGCCCCGCTCCTGTAATCTTCTGGCGAGCAGGATCGAATCGGCACTGCACACATACGTCAACGATTTCCCTGTTCCTGTTCTTTGCGACAAACACTAAGTATTCATCTCGCGGCTTTTCGCTGTTCAATTTCCACGGCCAAACGAGGAACAGCAAAACGTCTGCGTCCTGTTCCAGCTGCCCGGACTCGCGAAGGTCTGACGTTTTCGGAATAAATGAATCCCGGCCCTCAATTGCTCGCGACATTTGGGCTAGAACGATCAGCAGCACGCCAGTTTCAGTGCATGCCTTTCGCAGTATCACGCTGTTTGCTGTCACTGTCTCAAAACGGTTTCCGGAACTCGACAGCAACTGCACATAATCAACCACAACTGCCTTCACACCCTGTGCTGCCAGTTCGCGAATTTCTTCGGCTACACGTTCCGCCGTTCGGCAATTTTCAATAACCTCGCATTCTGCCCGTTCGCGAAAATGCGTTTCTACATCGTGTTCAAGTTTTTGCCGGTTTGCGTTCCACATCGTTTCTGGAGTTGCCACAACGAACTGCAACACCCTTTTCCCGACCGTCAAGGAATTCATTTCCTCAGAGAAAAAAGCACACTTGATTCCATCGCTCGTCATCTGGTCGATCATTTGCAAAGCCATAGCTGATTTCCCGTGTGATGGCCTCGCAGCAATCATGATCATTTCGCCGAACTCAGCCCCGCCGCCGATTGCCCGATTCAGAGCCGGAATACCGAGGTCGATCAGGTTTTTTTTTCCTGTCGCTGAATGCTCAATCGACTGCTTGACAGCGTCACGAAGACTACGCCGCGTTGGTTTTGATCGTTCTACTTTTTCTGCAGGCTTTGTTTTTTTCTTTGGCTCAGCGTACTGAGGGACGTTGACAGAATCCCATCGTTCCGGTTTCGCGTTTCGCAAATATCCGCTTTGCCCAGTGGCCCGTTGTGCGTCGTCCAGTTTGTGCTGCAATTCGTGATCAGACCACGGTGGGTCACATCGTCCGTTGTACTCTTTCAGGATGCTCATGGCCTGATCGGTCGAAAGCTCAAAGCCTTTAACCAGAACGCAGGCTACGTGGTACGTCTTTGCGTGGCCATTTTCGCCAGAAACTGCCGGAGGCATCTTTTCGACGTACTTTGCAGCACGCTCAACAACAGCATCTTCAGAGCGAAAGTCTCGCTGGTGATGGTACTCCAGTGGTTGTGCCGCTCCGTAGGTTTCCAGCACGGCCGTTATCAGTGCATCTCCAGAACTCATCGTGCAAAATCCTTCAGCCGCTTGCCAGTGACAGCAAAATACCTGCCGTGTGTGTAAATTTCGATGCCGGGTTTCTTACCTGGCACCAGCGGTTCTTCGTCGATCTTGATGTTCCGGCCCTTGTCGAGTTTCATTTCCGACCTGACCCAAATCTTGATTCCGGTTTCTGACGGGCTGACTTCAGCGTACGCATCTTCCGACTTGTCCAGCCACTGCTGAGCCCATGGAGCTATCAGGCCGCTTTCTGGATGCCTGCAGGAGTCCAGGTCGATCCCTGCGAATCCATCGCCATCGGCAAAGACAAAACCGATTCCAGCGTGGTAGCCGGGCCGGTACCGCATCACGACGCACTCGTATTCGTGCCAAGTATCGGGATCAGTCGAGCTTGCTGCATAGTCGTACACTGACCAAGGAACCTTAGCCTCTTTTCCGTCGCGAATTATCAGCCGCCACAGAACCCATTGGCGACGATCGATCAGTTCGGCCGGTACTTTTGAAAAATCTGGTTCAATCATGTGTGCAGCCCGTCAAGGAACAGCTTTTCCAATTCGGCTTTTGATGCTGGGTTGTTCAGGTCGAATGGAAACGGATCTTTTTTCTTTGGCTGCACTGGAGAGTATTTCCCCTCGATGATCTTCGTCACGGTTTCAGGCTTCAGGAAAAACTCAAAGTCGATTTTCCAGCCGCGATCGTTTTCGCCCCGGAGGAATGGCGACTTGCTTCCGATCTCGATTGCCTCTTTCCAGTGATCGGCCCACCAGTCATCTCCGAGCCTTGCGTTCAATGCCTTTTTTCGTGAATCAGTCAACCTGCAATTACACCCAAACGCTGCATTGAAAGTTGAAAGAACCGATTCGTGCATTGTTGATTGAGAAGACGAACTCTTCCTTGTTTTCTTTTTTGCTTCTGCTTCTGCTTCTGCTTCTGCTTCTGCTTCTGCTTCTGCTTCTGCTTGGGCTAACTGTGGCTTACCGCGTTTTACATCGTTTACAGCGGGTTTACGGTACTCACGCATGTACTCACGCATGTACTCACGCCGCTCCTCAGTGCTTCGCCGTGCGCGATAGTCCTCGTAATTGAGCAGGACGAAACCGCCCGGAACCACCATTACCCGGCGGCCTTCATTCTCAGGGTTTTTGCTGTACTTGTCAGGAGATTGCAGGCACTCAAGGCTGCGTTCGGTCTCTTCAACGGTCAAGTTCGCCACCCGAGCAAGTCCAGGAATCGACGCCTCGACGAAACCCATCTGATCAGCTTTCGCCAGCATCGTGACGAACAGCAACCGCACTTCTTTTGGCTCCGACCACAGCGAAGACTCTGTGATCGACGAAAACAGTTTCGCGTACATTACAACCCCTTACAATGTTTTACTTTTGTTTACCGTAAACCCTGTAAGCAGCTTACATCATGCCGCAATGCTGTTCAATATTCATCGCCTCAAATATTTAACGGCCATTGCGTTTAGCCTCCCACTCATGGAGTTCCTGCAGTTGCCGCTCACGTTCCCGCTCTTGCTCCGCCACCATTGCGTCAAGATGCTTGTAATAGCATCGGCTTGAACAGTAGCGGCCGTATGGAATGCACGCCGTTTTGCAGTAGTCGCAAACGCGAACTTTCTTCGGCCCGTCGCCAGTCTGTATTTCAATGATCATGATTGATCCAAAAACAAAAACCCCGCACGCATTTGGGGACAAGTCCAAACACGGCGGGGTAGAAAGCCCGAAGGCTGTCATATCAATTTAATGCTGCCAATCGCTTGTCCTCGACTGACGGCAGGATTCACATTATTTCATTTCGCGGGGATTGTCAATGGCAGGTCATTCCTTCGACGCCGCTACTCGCCCAGCTTCGGTGAGCCGATACACATTCCCATTCTTCGTCACGAGCCCCTGACACACCATCATATCCGCAACGAATGTCACAGTGTCGTTCCAGTCTGACATAATCCCATCGGCCGTAACAATCCCGCTATCATGCAGACGCCTGATGCGTTCCGAAACGTAATCAACTGGAAACCGCATCCATTCAGCCACGGCAACGGCCTCTTTGCTGATCTTCCACACGCCTATCATGATTAAGCTGCAGTTGTATTCTTCCGGCCCAAGGTTCATCTTATCCAATTGCCGCATTGCTGCTTTCAGTTTCATTCATCATCCCCAAAAAGATTTCTTTGCGCCGCCAAAGGTTTCTTTGCCTCGGGCTGCTCCGTAATCCACGCCTGAAGCTCCTCCCACGTCTTGACAGGCGTGTTCTCGCCGTGGACCACCGCCGACCCATCATTAGCAGCAAGCCAGAATGATTCAGGCTGACCCTGCCGGATGCCTTTGACGCAAACCGCGCGCCCCAGTTCTTTCAGGTCCGCACCCCAATCCTCCGGAGTAAAACCGAGCGTGCGAAGCCAGTAGAGTCTTTGGTTATGGCTCATGTCAGTGCCTTGAAACGTAACTGGTGTACTTCATCGCGAATTTCTTCAACGAATCGAAAAACACTCCATCTGCCCTCAACAACGTTCATCCAGCAGTGAAGTAGCCAGTCTCTGCAATACGCATTTGATGGCCACAGTGCGCAGAAAGACGCATTCGTTTCCACTTTGTTATCCTGTGGCACTCCGTACATATCCGCGACTATTTCCACCAAGTCGATATCGATCTCCATTGAACGCTCGCCGTGCTCTTTCCGATAGGCATTTGCCGCTCGATCGAACTTCAGTTGTTGCTGTAAGAGCCGCATAACTACGGCGTTGCAGCCAAGCATGCACGGAGCGATTTCCGCATGTCGTAAAAGTCTTTTTTTCATATCAAATCCCTTTGTTGTCCTCGCCCTCATATCAGTGTTGCTTGTGTGCATCCCATTCGGTCATCGAATCATCATTCCCACTCGTCTCGGTAACAGGCCGATGTTTCTTTCTGCCAAACTCAATCGCTTCCTGAATCTGCCCGATCGGCAATCGCTCAACGTGTGGAGGCATTTCATAGCCATAGACCGCAAACCACTCGTCGTGAAATCGTGTTTTGCGTTTGGTCATCGAATCACCTCCACGCCTTTGACCTTTGCCCGCAGCAACGCAGGCTCTTTCGGATGTCGCAGAATCACTTCCTCGCAGTCCTCAAATTCTGCAGCCTGTGCAGCATTGAGCGACGCACGAAGAACGATCAGGTAATCAACTGGCTTGTCTGATGGCCGCTGTGATAACTCCACGTTGCCATCCGGGCCAATGGTGATGCCGCTCATGCCGCACCGCCTTTCAACTCTGCCTGCCGAGCCTGATAGTATGGCCGCACCAGTGACAGCACTTGCTGACTTACGCTGGCTTTCATCGCAGCCAGCTCCTTCCCAGCCTCTTCCAGTTTCTCCTGAGTCTTCGCCGCTGCGATTTCATTCCAGACCGACTCAACGAACGTCAACTGGTCCGGGTTGTCGCCCAGAATCTTGCGGATACGTGCCAGTGATGGCTCGTGCTTTTCGGTTTCGGATGGTTCTGCGACTGTCTTCTGTTCGATTACGGCCGCTGCTGATCGAACCTGCTCGACCTGTGATTCGCTGTCGACCTCATCCAGTTCAATTGGTTCAAAGTCTCCAGACACCTTTGCCCAAAGATCTCGAAGTAACCGCCGCCGAGCTTTCGCCTCGTGCCCGTCAGGCCCGTCTGTTTCGTAGCATGGCAGAATGATTGGCAGGTCCTCCCCACGATGCACTTCAATTATTTCACCATTAAGCACGCAAGATGCCCGGCCTTCGACGATCATGTCAAACTTTCCGCCAGCGTTTGGACGTGGCCGCATCTTTGTGGCCGCTGCGACGACGTCAACGTTTTTGCATCCAGCGCGACGCAACTTGTGACGGTGGCCAGCTTCCTTGATCAAGACCGACACGCCGCCCTTTCCGAGAATCACCGTGAAATGCGGCCCAGCTTCATCGCTCAACAGATAGCCTTTCTGCATCGCACGTACAGCCCCTTCTAGCTTAATCTCATCCGGAATCTTAAACTTGTCGGACTCCGCAACCTCGTAGCCGTCACCAGCCGCTGCGACAATCAGAGCTTTAATCTCTTCCGCAGATACGACTTTCCGAAACTCCTTCAACGCCGCAACTCGATACAGGCTTGCGACGGTGTCGCCATGCAGCCGAGACAGCTCAGCCGTCCTTGCAATGGCAACCAGAGGAGTCTGCAACGCCTGCCCAAACTTAATCGCCTGTTCCTCGGTAAGTATCAATTCAGCTTTCGCCATTATTCAACGCCCTCAAAAATGCCTTCACCACTGATGGCCGCAACGCTGCCGCCATATCTCGAACTCTCCACATCGAATCATTGTCTTCCCGAAACTTTCGGGCTTTTTCAATTCGTGCTCGCCACAACGGATTTGTAATTGGCTCGCGTTCGTCGTCTCGATACCTCGCAAACTGGTCGACCTCGTCGTAATCGCCGTACCCCATCCAGAACGAATCGCCCGCCGTTGCTCCGTAACTGCGTTCGTTAATGACGCGTCGATAGATGTGGTCGCGATATTCCAGTGATGTATGGAAGCTGATTGCGATTACTTCATCCATAAAACTCGCCAATTTCAATCATGCCACACTTGCCCCAAACTTTGGTTGCCAGCACTGAATGAATAGTGCTGTCTTCCTTGCTCGCAGCATCGCAAACGGCCTTTAACATGTTGTCCAAATCCGGCCGGCTCTGGTGCGGCCTGCCGCACATCTTGTTTCGTTTCTTCTGCGACCAACTGGCGGGCATCTCAATCGTGAACTGAATTTCAAATGCGTCGGGAAGGCTAATGTAAGCTTGTGTAAACTCTGCTCGCAACTTGTCACAAAATGCCCTGTACCGCATAACGCATGGCCGCTGCTTCCATCTGTCCCGCTGTGTCATTCGCGGTTTACCGATTGGATCGATAAAGAAATGATGGTCCAAACTCATCCCTGTCCCCTCAAAACGCCCTTACCACCGGGCAGCATTTTGGTGCTGCACTCTCGTATCATCGGTGCCCTGTAAACGCCCTTGTTTTCCGGGTGATCCGGCCGTTCCATGCGGATCTGTTCAGCCAGTCCCATCGTGGTTTCTGTGCCCCAGATTTCTTCTGGCGTCGGGTCTGGCGTCACTGGTTTGCGGTCCATCACTTGCCTCCGTTCGGTACGAGCGGGTCGCCGATTCGCAGGAAGGGCTTTGCTTCCGGATTGAAGCCAGTTTCCATCAGCGCGTCATGAATCTCTTTGCGGTCAATTCGCACGTCTCGCGATGACGTGAACCCGAGCTTGACCTGACGTCCGGTCATTTCGATGACCTTAATGACCAACTTGTGTTCGCCAATTGTGACGACGACCTCTTGTCCAAAATTGCGAGCGAGCACCAGCATGTGAAATCCTTTCGTGAGTAAAACTCAGAGCCTGACCCGCCTTGATGGCTTGCGGGGGCCAGCCGTCGGCATCAGTTCCGATCAGTCAGGCCCTGAGGGGAGTATTCGCCCTGTGCCGTTGCCACAGGGCCAGACAGAAACGCTCTGCCTGTTCTGATTTGAAATCCGGTGGACCCTTGCCCTCGCCGGTTAGTGTTCAAACTCCAGCGTATGCCCGCGCCAATCCTTGTTTGTCACCTGAACTAAACCGGCTTTTAGGAGTGCTTTCGCTGGCGATGTGCATTTTCTCATTGTGTCGCTTCTAAAGTAGTATTCGTTTGGATTTACTCGCCCGACGTATGGCATGTAGTGCAGCACGACGCCAGCTTTCATAGCATCGAGCAACTCCTGTTGTGATGGTGTTAACTGCTTTGGCTCTGCCATCTCAATACGTCCTTCCATACTTCTCACGAATCTCTCGCTGAATCCGCTTGCGTTCAGCCTTGTCATTCATCGCCTCGCACGAACCTGCTGCGAAGCACCCAAGAATCACCAGCACCATGAACACGCCAAAGCCGTCGATTATTTCGTTCCACATGCTTCTCTCCTTCGCTTTTCTTTCAACGCCGCTCGTGCAATGTGAGCAGTCCTAAGTCCTTTTTCTCGTGCCTTCTCGCGTCGCAAACATCCGCACGACTTGATGTGACCGTTGCGGAGTTGCGTCACTACGATTCTTTTTGTTGTTCCGCAGACGCACTGACATAGCCACTGTGAACACCGACGCATGTCTCTGCGGATGTAGTCCTCGACTTGCCACAGGACGGTGAAGCGAGATTCAGGGTGCGGGATTGGCTTTGTCATGCCTGCTCCTTTGCTCTGAACGTCATTGCCAGTTTGCCAGTCACTTCGCAGCGACGTTCGCCGCATTCTTCTGCCTTGTTTAGCTCAACAAGTTCGTGAAGCCGCTTGCGATAGGACTCTGCCATCTTGCCGTACTGTCGAACGCATTCGGCTGCGATCTCGTTTGCCGTTCTCGGTGCGATGGCTCTGCCGAGAACCCACATGCAGGAGGACTGCAACCCGTTTAGTTTTGGTTCTGTGTCTGCCGCACTTTGCTGCGACGTGATTGGGTCGGAGCGGCGGGAGAGTTTGACTGGCTTTTTATCGAACAATTGGAGTTGATTCATTCCGTGCACTCCACAAAAAAGCCCTGACAGAAAAGGTACGAGCTTTTCCGCAGGGCTTTATCAAATCCGGTTTCCCGGTCGATGATCTCTTTGCCAGTCCTCGTACGACTGAGCAGAGAGTCTTGCTAAGGTCGCAAGGTTTGTCAATAGGTGGTTTTCAGATTTCTATTTCGATCATCTTCAGCTCAGATTCCGATACAAATCGAAGTTGATTGGAAACGCGAATCGTGCAGCATTTCTTTGCGTGGCCCTCCGATGTTGTGATTGTTTCACGCGACACAATGATGCATTCCGATCCGAGCCATGAGAGAATGCGTTTTGTTTTCTTCTTTGGCTTCATTCGTCGTCCTCGGCAAACGCGAGCGACCGCACTGGCGACGGTTTTTTTTCCGCTACGGCAGCCGCGAGGTTTTTCACTGCCTGTCGATAATAGCTTGGCTTCAGCTCACATCCCACGCCTCGACGCCCCTGAATCACCGGTGCATAGACCTCAGAACCAACTCCCATGAATGGCGTGAGCACTACATCACCTGGATTTGTCCACATTTGCACAGCCCGTGCAATCACATCCAGTTGCAACGGATGCTGATGACGTTCGTCGCCTTCATCTTTTGATTCTTCGTATGGCAGCACGTTTTCCAGTCGAATGTCATCCCAAAACGACGAGGCGTAATGCCGCCAAATCCAGTGACTGTATTTGTTCTCGATCTGGTTTCCTTTCCAGCCTTTGAACTTCAAAAGATCTTTCGGAATCTCACGTTCCCCGTGATACTCAAACAGCCCGTTAGGGTGAGTCACCGGTTCCGGATTGATTCCACGTTTTCGGAATGGAATCAGGTAGTCTGCCGATGCAACATTTGTTAGCGTTGCGTCCTCACAAATCTGCCTATGTGCCAGAGCCTTACTCATGGTGCGGTTGCGGACGGCAAGTGGCTCTTTCCAAATGCAGATCCTCGGAAGCATCTCGAAACCCAAAGACTCGTGAAGCCGAATGATGTCGCCTGGAAAATCCGTGTAGCCGCAAATGTTCGCTCCCTGCTTTGGGACGTCCATACAATGCACTGCGGAAATCCGACCGGGCTTCATTGCTCTTGCAATGTGTTTCACGATGAAACCGTAGTGCTCGAAAAACTCTTCGTACGTCCGCGAGTTAGACAAATCTCTGACGCTTGAACTGTAGTTGTAAAGACATCCGCCGTTCTCGGTGGCGAATGGCGGGGAATAGATGGACATACCCACCGATTCGTCAGGAATACTTTGCAGAACCTCCGCAGAGTCTCCGTTGTAAATCGCGTACTGATCGCAAATAACTTGATCCATTACAGCCATCTGGGAACCTGCTCTTTCTCTGGGAAATAATCACGGGACACGAGGTGCATGCTGTCTTGCATGTGAGCCACTAGACTCTGGAACATTCTTTGAACCTGCTGCTTTTTACGCTCAAGATTTTCAGCAATCTTGCGTTCGCCTTCACTCAAAACCATATCAATCGTAACGGGGTTTTTCTGTCCGAATCGGTAGCATCGGCGAACCACTTGATAGTACTGCTCAAACGAATGACTCGGAAAAATCACCTCGTGATTGCAGATCTGAAAATTGAGCCCCCATGCTCCAATCTTTGGTTTGCAGACCAGTCTGCGAATTTGTCCCTTTGCGAATCCCAAAAGGTATTCCTCCTTTTGTTCATCGCTCATTGACCCCTTGACCTGAACGCAGTCGTCAAGCATTTTTTCGAGCAGATCGCATTCTGGATTCAATTCACCCCACAGTGCTGTAGATCCCTCGTGATTGCTGGCAAGTTCGCCGGCCTTTTCGCAGCGTTCTTTGATTGTAACTCGGCGTTCTTCCCGCTCTTCTCTCATGTCGTTTGCAGCCATCGCGAACAGGTTGCCAGCCCTCGCCTTCGTGCATTCGATAACGTGGGCACGCTCAGTGAGAGGCGGAAGAATGAACCGGCTGTCATCGAATCCAAGGTCAGACGGTTTCTGTATTGACCGTGCCCACGAACACACCCAAGACCAAAACGGTTCTTCGGCATGCCCTCGAAACCGATATTTCGTTCGCCCCCAGCCGTGATGATCTTTTGAGGTTTCCTGTTTGAAAAACTTGGTGATCATGTCACGGAAACCAAGCAATCCAAGAGCCTCGGATGATGTGCCAAGCTCCCAAAAATCATTTGGGGCCGCTGTCGCAGTGCAAAGCAGACGGAACTGAATCGTCCTCATAAACTCAACGACCGTTGCCTTGCGTTCGCTCTTGAAGTCTTTGATACCGCTGGACTCATCACAGACAACACCAGCGAATGACGCCGGATCGAACTTGTGAAGCTGCTCGTAGTTTGTGACAACGCACTCCGGATTGCCGCTGTGCTTTCCATCGCGAGATCGAAAAGCAGTTATCCCGAATCGTTCAGCCTCTTCCACGGTCTGAGCACCCACCGCAAGCGGGGTTACAATCAGCACTGGCTTGTTCGTTCGCTCGATTACCTTTTGAGCCCATGCCAACTGCATGGCCGTCTTTCCCATTCCGCAGTCTGCAAATATCGCAGATCGACCCATCCGCAAGGCCCACCGAACGAGATATTGCTGAAAGTCATACAGAAACGGCGGCAGCTCTTCCGCATCGAATCCCGACTCATTCAGCCATTGGCTTTTCGTAGCAATGAACTGTTCGTACTCCATTTTGCACCCAAACAAAAAACCGCACGCAACCAGGTAGAAGGCCAGTTGCGGCGGTTTATGAAAAGCCCGAAGGCTATCAATCGGATTTTAGCGGCGGGTCGCTTCTACTCGGCCAGCGGCGGGACAGTCTTGCTATCTATCGGCTTTTTGTCAACAGATCATTTTCAAAATTGTCGATAACCAATTCCATGACAAAAGAACCGATCATGATTCGCGTGGTTGTGGTGTGTCCGGTGACGGGGTGTTATCGGGTGGAATGGCGGCCACTTTGCACATCGCATCTTTATCCCGTCCCTTAGTGCTTGAGACGTTCGGATTCTGCTTTCCTGTTCAGGCTCACATTCCAGTGACCATCACCTCGGGACGGGCCGGGTCGTCAGTTTGGACGTTGCCCGGATTGATTCGGTGAAAGTATGTAGTGATTTCAGCTTGCGAGGCTGTCCGTCGACCTAAAAGAATCACATTTCCTGCACTCCCCAAACGCCGACAGCCAGGGCATTTCTGCTCTGGCTGTCATTGTGGATTGTGCGACGGAGAATCGCGAGTGCATCAACTGTACGGCATAACGCCGATTAAATCAATCTTGTTCGTTCATCTCCGTCGCTGTTCACGTTCCACGGTGACAGCAGACGCATCGTGAGCGATTCTGCGGGGTTTGTCAAGACTTTCCGAAAAGTATATCTATCGCGCTCTCTGCATACTCAGGAACACGGGCCTTACCAGACGTCCTGTCTCTCAGAATTTGTTCATCTGAACGTTTGTCAAATTGATGCAGAAACAACTGCATCATTCGCGTTCTTGCTTTTGCAGAGCCATTCTGATTCCAAACCGCCTTAATAATTTCCTCCGGATCGACCCCATCCGCTTCATCCGTCCAAAATACTGCGATAGCTTTTCGCAAAAGCAACTGCAACACAATCGTTCTGCCAAGTGTCGCAAATCCGTATTCGTCAAATCCTGTCAGTACGCTTTCAAGCTCAAATCCAATTGGATTGCGTGTCGTGCATTTTTTTGGAGGCACCAGCGTACCGCCCTGTTCTTTCAGCGTCTTGTATGCCCATCGCTCAATCCTTTCTAAAGATAGATCTTTCGTTAAATTGCCACTTGCAAAAGGCACTCTTTCTCTGTGAGTAACGTCATGCAATTGCTTACTGACGATTGCGTTTTCTTGCTGCAAACTGTCGTTCTTGTTTCCAAGCCTTTCGACTTCCGCCTTTAACGCAACAACATGCAGTTCCGCATCATCCGCCCGCTTCCGTGCCGCATCTTTAATGGCCTCCGCTTCCGCCAATCTTTCCACAGCCGCAGCCAGCGAGGTTCTCAGCACGTTCACGTCGTCCTTGAGTAACTTCAGCCGACGCAACGCCTCTTTGTCCCGTCCTAGGTAGGACTCAATTTCAGCAAACCGTTTTTTTACTTGAGAAACGCTCATTACTTGTCACTCCACATATCTGCAGGAACACGAACAGTCTGTGCGGTTTTGTTCGGCGCAATCGACTTCAGCTTTTGCTCGATGCGATTGATCAGCCGGAAGAACTCATCGACGTTTGGCACTCGCTCGCCGTGCGTCAAAATGTGATCCATAACGGTTTCTGCTGTCTTCAGCGTTCGCAGCAGAACAACGTCTTTAGGAAGCTCTGCACACTGCCTGCCGGTGATTCTGGACCGAATCTCGGGATCTTCGTGCAATTCCTCCAGCCGATCTGAAAACACCTTGTGCGGATTCGATGACTTAGGCAGTGAAGAAAAAAACGACGCGATGTACGG